ATGACATGTTTTTATTCTGTTCGGCAAAACGAGCCATTTCATCACCCGATCCATAATATATGTAATCAGCACAGAATTTTAATTCATTCTGGTCGATTACGAAATCAGCCGCAGCGGCTCCCGTGATTTTTACAACACGGTTTGATGCTGGCGGACGAAGTGTGAGTTCAATATTTAATGGTTCATCCATCATGTATAAAGGAAGTGAATGGGCTTTCAGGAAAGGAAATAAATCTGAAAGATCTATAGCATATGTGGGGCTTTCCGCAGGTTTTCCAACATCCATAACAGCAAACGGAAGCATTCTAGCAACAGCCCCATCAAGATTTCTACCAACATCAAGACCATATGTATCCGCCAGTTGATCCGAACCATCATTGAAAACAAATTGATTATTCATATATCTACCTGTTGTATACAATTCTCTTTCTACATTATTCTCATTAGATATATGAGTGGATTTCATCCCATGAAGAACATCCCAGTCGGAAATTTCATTAATAACTTTATTGCCGATTTTAAGAACCGCCTTTTGCACGACTGATCCCACTCCCACGCCCGCTGGAAATACGGCTCGCGTTACACCTGTGCCAGGAACTAAACTTACAAATAATTTTGAATGAGAATGAAGAAAACCTTTATTCTGTAAAGTAAACCTTACGAAGCCAGTGTTCGTCGCTCCACTCCCTTCATTCACAATCACTGGATCAAGGAGATCCGTCTGGATTTTCTGTAAATAATTAATTGGAACTTTACCAAGACGAAGGAAATCAGGAACATCAGCAGGTTGATCGTCAGGGTTTAAATCGGACATGTTTTTATAATTTAATTAAATAAAAAATTAATTATAAAATATTCAAAAAAATTTATATAATAAAAAAAATTATTGTAATGAATGAAAACCTTCACTATCGATTTTAACTTTTATTTTTTCTTCTTCTGTTACTTCGTTTATAGTATCATCATCACTACTTTCACTTGTTAAATCTTCTGAATTTACAGTTCCATCATATAAAAAATTAATATATTCATATAATTCTTTCACAAATAAATAAACATCTTTATCTACTTTATTATGAAAATGTTTATCAACAAAAGCGATAATACTTTCTTCTCTATCACACATTTAATATAAGATATAAAAAATAATTTTATTTTTAACCCATCATCACTGCATCAGTTGAATTCCGTTGGGAGACCATAATAAACTTGCCCGTGCTTTTACGTAAATAAAGACAGAAATGGGATTATCAGTTGTAAGATTAGTTTCAAGAGAAACACCCCACTGTTGATTACTAAAATCCTGCCCAGAATTATATTGACTGTATTTACATCCAATGCCGAACAGGGCTCCGCCCCCTGCTAAATCCATATATCCATCACTACCAATATCCATATCGTATAGTCTAGTGTTATTTAACTGGGATACACTACAACGATCAGTCATGTATTCAGGAATAACACTTTCAACAAACATACGAAGTAATTCAGGGTCTGGAGCCACAGTATTTGGATCTTCATCAATGTTAGTAACAATATCATATTCAAGTGGATATTTTACACCCCCACGAAGCCATTGAACTCGTGAGAAATGGGCGATTTTTTTGTCAGCCCCTGCGTTTAATGAAGGATATGTTGTCGCATTACCATTCTGTGTAATTGTATTGATATTGGCAGAAGGACAGAAATTCATAAAGACACTCTGAACCTGTTTTAATCCCAAATTAAATTGTAATTGTGCGTTGGTGCTATTAATAGTCGTGTAAAGACACTGGATAGTATTGAATGATAATGAACCCTGTGTTTGACTTGACATACGAGCCATCTCTTCTGCAGGAACATCACTTACTTCAAATGTCAACTCAAGATCTTCTAATACATAATGAGCATCAAGTATTCCAGTGCTGGATTGGGTTCGGGAAAATAAAGCATTCTGGTCGGGGCTTAAATGAATTTCAATATCTATACCGCCGAATGATTGTTCCATTAAATTTATCATGTTCCCGGAACGGAGAAACCCTGTCGGAAGATAACAAGAGAAATGATTAACTGTGCTGTCGCTCGCGTTTCCACACATCACATGCTCAAACATAGCATCCGCATTTGGCATGATAAGATTTGTCTCTCCCATATGACCCAGTAAATCCTGCTTGGATGAAGATAATCCAAGGTAAGAACTTAAATATCTGGGATAATGACGTATATGTTCGCAAATCTGTTTTGATTTATTATGTCTAATGATTACTTGATCCCATAAATTGTAAATACCAAGGCGATTATCCATTGTAACCTGATTACCATCCGCCGTTAATATGGGCTGCGGTGGCGTGGCATTATCTTTGTAAAAACTGGCTTTACCAGCGATACGAACAGAGTTTGGATTTAAAATACCATTCTGTGCTTGGATTGTAAAGGATAAGACAGGAAAACCATTTTTAAAGGAAATTCTTCCATCTGAAGGAATATTATTGGGACGAACGCTGACGTATCTTGAAGTCATTTTATAATAAATAAATTATAAAAATTTTTAAAACAAAATAAATAAAAAAAGATGGATGAAAGTGAATGCTTAATTGTCGTGTTTAGTTTCTTATATATTTATGGTTGGTTTACATTATTACAATGGATATATTAATTGATCCACCATTTATTTATTATATGAGTTTAATTATTTTTAGTCATATTTATATCTTATATAAACATATGAATACTTACTGAATTACTTCTACAGCCCCTGATCCACGAAGAACAAGCCGTCTTACATGGAATACAAATGAATTTATAATCTTATTTTTAGTGGGTGGTGCGACTTCTTCATATTTGAGAAGAACAGATAGATCTTTTCCACGTAAATCCATAGCCCCATTTTGAATGGCGAATCCACGAGATAATATCCAATTGTCAAGGTATTTTCTAAAAGATCGGGGAACAATTCCCGCATTATCAAGTCCCTTCTCGATCTCAAACAGATGAAAGGCATCAATGGAATTACGAGTCGCACATTTTCTGGTGGAAATCGGTCTTGAAGGAACAAGTTTCCCATCTATTTGAAACTGAACTGATGAAAGGAAATCACATATACCAACCATACCAGAACGATTGGAATTTACTTTAAAGTCCATATCATTTTGTGTAACTTCATATGTTCCACTTCCAGAAACAAGTTGTGCTGATGTATAAATAGAACTATCACATGGCTGAACGATAAGAGATTTGGCTCTTGAATTATTTGCATGAACTAAAAACGATGTTTGTCTATCTGTTTGAAGTAAGGAGTTTTTATAATTGGTAACTGTATGAATATCAAATTCAATTGCTTTACCTTCACGAGCCTTCGCCAACATCCCCGCCATGTAACTTGGATCTAATTGAACTTGATGAACAATAAGATTTAAATTACTGACTGTATATCCCACATCATATGTTGCTTGTGAAGCCGCCGATGTTGAAACTAAACACCATTCTCCACTAACAATATTTTCACCTGAATTCTGTGTAATGGAATTTGTCAGTAATATCTGTAATTCACCATTATCCGAACTATTAATTTCAGAAATTGTCGCTGTTCCACTCAGGGTTGCTAATGAACCATTAGATAATTTGGCGAAATTAAGTGTTTCACCAACAACAAACGGACAACGTTCCACCTGTGCGGCTGCTCCATCTCCCGTGACAACAATATTCTGGGATTTTTGAATGTATAGTTCCTGGGTGGCTGAACCATTTACCCAATCACTTGCCATAGCCCCTGAACCAGTTTCAAGGATTTGATCTAAAATAAGATTAGCCGTCAGCCGTCTGCTATGAAGAACCTGATCTAACTGTTTAATTACTCGTGCGGCGGGATTTAAATCAATCTCGATATAAAGACCATTGCTCATCGCCACAGGAAAAATAGATCCTGAAAATATCCCTGTATGAAGCGGAATACAAACTTTCGCGGTTGTAAATGTAACGGCTGATGCATCAGATTTAGTAAACCACGGACTTTTAATAGTATTGGTATATTCACTTTTACTCCCACCTTTTGTTCCACGATTGGCGTTGGACCATACTCCGCCGCCTTCTTCAAGAGCCCGGAGTTCTCGTTTGGAAGCATCACTATCATAATCATATCTTACTGTAATCAAATTTGAATATTCATTTAGCTCTTCGATTAAATTTCCGCGTGTTCCGTCATAAATACGAATATTACGGAATAAAGTGCCACATCCTGCTTCATCTAACTGAAGAAGTGTGGGTGCTTTACCCGCTGGAAGAGCAAGTTTCACATCCATTTCAATATAAGAATTCTTACCATCCATCATGCCCACTGATGGGGGAACAAATAAAGACACTTTCTGTCCGCCACTGTAAGACAGACCATTCTCGGAAGGAATAGAAACTTTGCTTTCACCAATCTGAACCACATTATCAACATCCCAATAAGACACAGACATAATATTTTATGATTATTATAAATATTTTATTTGTAAAAAAAAATGATAAAAATAAAATAAAATAAATAATATGGAAAATATTCAATTAAATAATGATTTATCTCTTTGGACGAAAGAAGCAGAAGATCTATTGGCAGATTGGAGTGAAAAGGCTTCATGTTATCGGTGGCTGCACGATAGATGTGAAAAAAAATATAGAAGAAGATATTATTCATTTTCAATTCCAGTAATTATATTATCCACACTTACAGGAGCCGCCAATGTGGGATTGAGTTCGTATGTCCCTGAAAAAAATCAATCCACCGCCCAAGCGATTGTTGGTGGTGTCAATATATTCGCGGGGATACTCGGGACCCTTCAAAACTTTTTACGTGTCGCGGAACAAATGGAAAATCATCGTGTTTCAGGTATTGCTTGGAGTAAATTACAAAGAAGTATTCAAATTGAATTATCTTTAGATTGTAGTAGAAGAAGTCCATGTCATGATTTTTTAAATATATGTCGTTCTGAATATGATCGGTTAATAGAACAATCACCTTTAATATCTGATGATATTATTAATACATTTAAAATTCGTTTTAAAGATTATGAAGTCTCCAAGCCATCTATATGTAATGGTTTAGATAAAATAACTATATTTAGATGTGGGGAAACAACTTGTAATGAAGAAGAAGAAGAAGTTATTGATGAACCTTAATATAAGACATAAATTTATATCTTTTTTTTAATAGTATTTATTATCATCTTGTAATTTATAATTTGAATTATCATTGTATGTAAAGCCACTTTTAGCATCTGGAAGATACAATCTCACCCATGCAGGATAAATAAAATGTTTAATTATATCTTTTTTTTGTAATTGTCTAAATTCAGAATCAATGGCTCTCATCCTTTCCTTTGATACTATTTTATAATATATATCTTCACAATCTTGATATGATGGAAAGTAATATCCATGCCCACCTGTTATCGTGAAGAGGTTAGTATCAATTGTATTCAAT